CCCGAGAGCAGTCCCGGAACTGAAGCTGCCAAAACTAGCAGCAGTGTCCAAAGTGACGTTAGAGCCAGATACCGCAAATGAAGACGGTATTCTTGTTGCGACAGATCCCGCTCCATCAACTGATAATGAAACTGAAGACTGAATGCGATGAGTGATGTCTGCCTGCACTGGAGCGGCAAACAGTGTGATGCCCAATACCAAAGCTAAACGTTTCATTTTGGCTTTGCCGTAGGGGTTTGTTCCTTGATTGTAGGCTCGTCTTTTTTCTTCCTGTTGTTGCCGACAGCCAATCCAAAGGAAGCAGCTGTGCCACTTAAAATACTGGCTGGATAGGTTGGGTCCAGAGACTGCTTAAAAACGCCAAGGTAATTTGCAGTCAAGATTGCCATTGCCCAACCAAGCAATACAACCTTGATAACGTCGCCTAAGCGGGAGTTGGATTCTTCCTGTTCCTGCTTTTCAGTTGGCTCTGCCATGATGGGGAAACGCTAGAGGTCGAATGGTGGTTGAAATCTGGGCTGCTGTAGCTGGAGCAAGCGTTGGCGTTGCTTCTGCTGGTCTAACGGGAATCAACCGCCAAAGCCAGCAAGGAAGGGATTCCTTGGTGCGTTTAACCACTGCTGTCGATAATTTAGCGGGCAGGATGGACGTCCTTCACGCAGACATCAGGACTAGGGACCAAGAAATTTTTGCTCGTTTGTCCAACCTGGAGCAATCAGTGGCACGACTTGAGGGTCACAGCAATCGGAACTAATGTGGCTGTGTAGTCAAGAGAAGTCCAATGCTTTTGATTCTCAAGCCCTTTGTGATGGCAATGTGGCGCTCCAAAGCATTTAAGGAGCTGATCATTGCGATGTTGGAGCGTGTAGTGCAGCGCACCGACAATGATCTGGACGATTTAGCGGTCAAGCACTTAAAGACTCTGCTGTTTCCTGAAACTCGCATTGACCATTGAAACGTCTGATGGCACTAGCGCTTTTACCGTTCTTCCAATTTTTCCGTGGTACGCCCCATCAGTTGGCTGCTGTTAAGGAGCTTGAGGAGCGAATGCCTCAAGACCTTTTGGAGGAAGAAGACAACGCATGGTTTGATGCGTGGAAAGCAAGCGGCATTGACCAGGAAGTCTTTATGCCTTACTTCAGTCAGTTTGACAATGAAAGTGGAACGGGATACCGCGAATGTTTTAGTTCAGCAGCTGCCATGGTGGCAGCGTTTTACAAGAAAGTTAAAACGGACGATGAATACAACGCTATTCGCGTCAAATACGGTGATACCACGTCTATTGATGCTCAGATACAAACTCTGAGAAGTCTTGGATTGAATGCTGAGTTTCGCAAAGATGGTGACTCTGATTTAATCGAACTAGAGATTGAAAGAGGCCGTCCGGTGTTAGTTGGTTGGTTGCATCATGGTGATGTATTACGAGGTGAAGCGCCCCAATGTAATGGGATGGGTTGCGGCCATTGGAGCGTTATCAGTGGATATGCGGGAAAGTATTCCAATGATCCTGAGTGGATTATGCAAGATCCACGCGGTTTGCCTGACATGGTTAGAGGTGGTCATAAAAATGCCCATAGAGGGCGTAATGCCAGAGTGCGACAGTCCGAGTTTTATCCGAGGTGGTCTGTTGACGGACCTAAGACAGGCTGGGTGATTTTGGTTGATGAGCTGTAAGGTAGGTTTTTGGCGACAAGACGTGGCAGTGCTTTGCGACTGGGAGATTAAAGCCCGGTGTGACAAAAATAGTATGGTCGTACCATTTGATCCAGAGTTATTAAATCCAGCAAGTTTGGACGTATTGCTAGGCAATCACTTAATGATTGAAAGCATTTTTAGCCCTGACTTGATTCGTGTTGACATCTCACATTACACAGAAGACGAGCCGTATAGGTTGGAACCCGGCGAGTTTTGCTTGGCTGAGACAATTGAGTTATTTAACTTGCCCGACGACATCTGCTGCCAATTTGTACTCAAATCAAGCCGTGCAAGATCTGGTCTTAATCACTTACTTGCTGGTTGGTGCGATCCAGGTTGGCACGGATCAAGACTGACCCTTGAGCTTAAAAACGAAAGGGTACATCATGCACAAATGTTATATCCTGGCATGAAAATTGGTCAGATGGTATTTCATGCAATGTCGAACGTTCCACTAAAAAACTATGCAGAAACTGGGCACTATAATAATCATCTAACGGTGATGCCGAACGTTGCATGAGTTGCTACGCGATTTGGAGTTATCTGACCGCGTTCTGGACAACAGTCGTTATTGGCTGTATGGACCCGTACAACTTTAAATACTGTGTACGGGTTGATCAGTGGCTGTTTCCTGTTGTCGGTGACATCATGCGTGCAAGGGAGCCATACGCTTCTGAACGCCGTTACCTGGATTTATTGGAGCGTTCCAATGGATTGGATGATCATCGAGCCAAGCTTGGAAGCCCAGCTAAACCTTGAATACAGTTGCCGTGGAATCAAAGACGCAACCGATTTAGTTAAAATGCAGAACTTGTGCGTGGCGCTTATTCAGCAGAACTTTTATCAACGTCTGATGTTGCGTCAGGCGATAAACCACATTGGGGCTCTGGAGTCTCAGAACATTCTTCAGTAGTTTTGGCGCGTCGAGTTTGTGCGCGTCCTTCAAGCCTGGCGTCTACAGCCTGCTGCCATTTTTGCTTGTCTTTGACGACTGCATCACAGTAAGAGTCTTCATCAAGAGTCTCTGCAAGGTAGTCATAGACAATGTTTCGTATAAGAGCAGAGGGCTTGAGGTTGTGCTTTTCCGCTTCATCAAGAAAGA